GCCCTGCTACAGAAAGTTCACCTGCCGTTTACGAGTCAAATGAGTCTTTGCGTAAACGTGTGCAACTTGCACCTGAAGGTCAAACGACCGCAGGCAGTGAAGGATCATATATTTTTCACGGTTTAAATGCTGACCCACGTGTCAAAGACATCTATCCATATGTCCCACTAGATGAAGAAAACAATCCAACAGGTATTTGTAATATCTATGTGCTTTCAACAGAAGGAGCTGGTGAAGCCTCGGAAGAACTTTTAAATATTGTCGATGCAGCCCTGAATGCCAAGTCTGTGCGACCGCTAACTGATAAACCAATTATCTATTCAGCATCAATTTTAAATTACAGCATTGAAGCTGAAATCTTTATTGATGAAGGTCCAGACGAAAATATTATTTTAAGCAGCTGTTATCAGGCAGCAGAAGAATATACACAGAAATCCCATGCATTTAATGGCGGTGTTTCTTTGTCTGGTATTTATCAAGCATTGCATCAGCCTGGTGTCAGCCGTGTCAATCTGATTTCTCCAGCTGGCAATATTGATACCTCCCTTGGACAAGTAGCGTATTGCACTGGTATCAACATTACGAGGGCAACAGCATGAATAAGCTTTTGCCACCGAATGCCACAAAATTTGAAATGAATTTTGAAGCTGCATTTGCACGTGTTTCAAATATTGAAATCAATATCCGTAGCTTTAACGATCCGCTGAATGCTCCGGATGAAGTACTGCCTTGGCTTGCTTGGGAACGTTCAGTCGATGTCTGGAATAAAGACTGGACTGATGTCCAAAAACGTCAGGTGATCAAAACGTCTTTATACAACCACAGCATTAAAGGAACTGTGGAGTCACTTGAAGTTGCGCTCAATTCTTTAGGCTTTCCAGTGATTGTCCAGGAATGGTTCAACATGGTGCCGATGGGAAAACCTTATACCTTCAAGCTTTTCATCGAAACCAGTGAAGACAATGTTTTAGTCACTGATTACAAAGAGTTGTTCAAAGTCGTACGTGCTTATAAAAATTTACGTTCCCACCTCATCGACACCACAGTGATGCTGAGCAGCCCTTCAAATTTACAAGTGAATGCCACAACCCAAGCAGGTCATGAAGCTGAATTCGTGAAGTCTGCAGGTGGTCTGCATTTAGATGGCACTTGGGCTTTGGATGGTACAAAAAAATTGAATGGAGTAGATATGTAATGGCAAATATTCAAGGTCAAAAAAAATGGTCAGATGTCCGTTTACTTGAAACACATGAACTTGCACGTGGCGGTTTCAATGGGAATTTAAATGAACAAGCAAAAGCCCTCGCTGATCGTACTGAGTTTTTAAATCAGGAAAAGGCTAGTAAATCTGAAATTGTTC